ATTTTTTTCGGTTATAAAAAAGGAATGATTAAACGAATATTATTATTGATAAACCATATATCTTCTAAACTACAAGTATGGAGTTGGCAGAAATTATGGAGTAATAGAAAAAAAGGTTATGGATACAGAAAATAACGAAGTAGGCAGACCACCTTATATAAAAAAAGAAGATGATGCTAAATTAGTTGAAGCATTAACGATAGCTGGGGTAACACAAACTTTGATAGCACAGATAGTAAAAATTAGTGAACCTACTTTAAGAAAAAATTTTAGAAAAGAATTAGATACGAGTAAAGCCAGAGCAAATGCAGTTATATCACAAGCCTTGTTTAAAAAAGCAAAAGATGGTAATGTGGTTGCACAGATATTCTGGTTAAAGACACAAGCAGGTTGGAAAGAAAAAAATTATCATGAACTTACAGGAAAAGACGGAGATAAATTATTCGGAGAGGAAAGACAGCTTATTGAAATCCGAAAAGTTTTTGACGAGATTAACTTCACCAAACCAAAAGATATTATTGAAGCACCTGAACTGGTGCAAGACAGCACGACAGAAACAAATAACTCCTAAAGGAGATTGGAATGTTTGGTTAATACTTGCTGGTAGAGGTTGGGGTAAGACTAGAACAGGTGCACAAGATATTGCATTTTATGGATTGACTAGACCTAATTCAAGGATAGCGATAGTAACTCCAACATTTGGAGATGGTCGTGATACTTGTATAGAGGGAGTATCTGGTTTGTTAGGTTGTATTGACTCTGAAAATATTGAAAACTGGAATAGAAGTATTGGAGAATTAGTTTTAAAAAATGGCACAGTATATAAAACTTTTTCTGCCGAACAACCTGACCGATTAAGAGGTCCACAATTTCATAGAGCATGGTGTGATGAGTTAGGAAGTTGGAAAAACGCAGAAGCATGGGATCAATTATTATTTGGATTAAGACTTGGCGACAAGCCACAAGTAATAATAACAACAACACCCAAGCCAACAGATTTAATAAAAGAATTAGTACAGAATAAAGATTCTCTTGTAACGAGAGGTAGCACTTTTGAGAATAAGGATAATCTTGCAGAGTCCGCAGTTAAAAAACTAAAAGAAAAATATGAAGGAACTCGGCTGGGCAGACAAGAATTATTCGCTGAAATTTTAGAAGATGTTGAGGGTGCTTTATGGAATCGTAATATGATTAGTAAGGCACTCATTAAATCAACAGATATAATACCAAACTTTACAAGAACAGTAGTTGCTATTGATCCAGCAGTTACTAGTAATAAACATTCAGATGAAACTGGAATAGTTGTTTGTGCTAAAGGTACAGATGAAAAATTTTATGTACTTGATGATGTTACTGGAAGATATACACCAGATCAATGGGCAAAGATGGCAGTTGAAACTTATTATAAGTATGATGCAGATAAAATCATAGCTGAAGTAAATAATGGTGGAGATTTAGTTGAAAGAGTGATAAGGACTATTGATAACAACATAAGTTATGGAAGTGTAAGAGCAACCAAAGGTAAGTATTTAAGAGCAGAACCAATATCAGCATTATATGAACAGAATAGAGTTAAGCATTTAAAACCATTTCAATTTTTAGAGGATCAAATGGCAAATTATAATCCCACTACTTTCACAGGTTCGCCTGACCGATTAGATGCGTTAGTATGGGGAATAACAGAACTGTCACAAAGGACAGGCAAAGTTAATTGGAGAATTAGTTAATGGCAATATATGACAATATAAAAAATATTTTTAAAACAAAAGAACAACCAAAGGTGCAGAAAAAAGAAGCACCGATAGTTTATTATAATTCACTAGGATATGATTCAGTACCTAAAATTTCTTATGAAGATTTAGCAACTGATGGTTATTCTGAAAATGCTATTGTTTATAGATGCGTAAATGAAATAGCAAACAATGCTTCAAGAGTTAAAATTAATTTATTTAGAGGAGATCAAGAAGTTGATAACCACCCTCTTTTAGATTTATTATATAAGCCAAGTCCAACTATGTCACAAGTTGAATACTTTCAAAGTGTTTATTCTTATTTATTGATTGCAGGAAATAATTATATGTTAAGTGTAGGAGGAGATAATACTCCGCCAACTGAACTTTATAATTTAAGACCAGATAGAATTAAAATTAGAACAGGCACAAGAGCAATGCCAGTAGCTTATGACTATATGTTAAAAGGACAAGTAGTTGAAAGCTATGATGTAGATCAAGCAACAGGATCTTCAAAAGTTAAACACATAAAACTTTTTAATCCTTTAGATGATTATTATGGAATGAGTCCTATTCAAGCATCTAGTGTTGATATTGACCAACATAATTTGGCAAACAAACATAATGTAAATTTATTACAAAATGGAGCAAGACCAAGTGGTGCTGTTATCTTTAATCCTAAAGATGAAACAGGTGGTCATGTTCAATTAACAGATGTTCAAAGAAATCAATTGATGAATGATGTCAATCAAAGATTTAGTGGAACTGGTAATGCTGGTAAGCCAATGTTATTAGAGGGAGATTTTGATTGGAAAGAAATGGGTCTATCTCCTAAAGACATGGACTTTATACAATTAAAAAATATGTCAGCAAAAGATATTGCTTTAGTTTATGGAGTACCAAGTCAGCTTATAGGTATTCCTGATTCACAAACTTATTCTAATTTTGCAGAAGCAAAACTTGCTTTATATAATGAAACTATTATTCCTTTGCTTGACAGAATACAGGGCGATATGAATGAATGGTTAGTTCCTATGTTCAATGAGCAGGGTTTAGAATTAAGATATGATATTGATTCTATTCCAGCTATGGCAGAACAAAGAAAAAGAGTTTTTGAATCTGTTAGTGCAGGTGTTAAAGATGGTATCTTAACTCGTAATGAAGCAAGAGAACAGTTAGGTTATGAACCAATTGAGGGTGCTGATAGTTTATTAGTACAAGCAAATTTAATGCCACTTAATTTAGCTGATGATATGACAGAAGAAAATATTAGCGAAGATATTCCAGAAGAAGTCGTACCAGAAGAATTAATTGAAAATGAAGATTCAGATATAGATGATATTATAAAAGCAATTAGTGACATAAATACAACACCTACTGATTCTATGGTTGTAGAAGCTAAAAAAGGTATTGCTTGGAGAAAAGAATTTAACAGAGGTGGTACTAGAATAGGTGCAACTAGAGCAAGTCAAATTATTGCTAAAGAAAAATTATCTCCTAGTACTGTTAGAAGAATGTTTAGTTTTTTTAGCAGACATGAAAGCGATAAAGCCGCACAAGGATTTAGAGTAGGAGAAAAAGGTTACCCATCAAATGGCAGAATAGCTTGGGCACTTTGGGGTGGAGATGCTGGATTTAGTTGGAGTACAAAAGTTAGAAATCAATTAGAAAAAGAAAAGAATAAATTTTTAGAAGATGAGATAGAAGAAAAACAAGTTACTGCGGCAGTTAAAGAGGGATTAAAAAATAAAGTTGAAGAACATAATGAGAAGTATGGAGATAAAGCAGGTAAGAAAGTTACTCTTGGAATGTTATCATCAGTATTTAAAAGAGGTATAGGTGCTTACAGAACTAATCCTGGAAGTGTTAGACCAAGTGTTACGAGTGAAGAACAGTGGGCTTATGCTAGAGTAAATGCTTTTTTATTTGCAGTTAGAACAGGTAAATTTAGAAGTGGTAAATTTGATTTGGATTTATTACCAGATGGACACCCATTAGCAACATGAGTGCAATAAAACAAACAAAATTATTTATAGAGAAACTAAAAAATAAAAATGAGTGTGAAGTAGTAATAAGAATAGGAAAGTTTAAATCAAAAGAAGAAGCTGCACATTATACTTCTTATATTTGTATGACAAAGAGCATTGACTTTGATGCTGAAACCATTCTTGACAATATTGCTGAACTTGAAGAAAATTATTATGGAGTTGACAATAGAACATTACATTAGAATAATTCTAATCTTATTTCTAATTTCTATGAATGGTTGTGTTTCAGTTGGTAAAATGGATTTTAACCCAGCAGGAACAGTAGTTAAATATTTAATAAAAAATAATGGAGAATAAATAAAATGTTTTTCAATCGCAAACAATTAAAATTGTTTAAAGGTGTTAGAGAAAGAACTTGGTATCAACAAGAAAGATTAAGAACACCTTATAGAAGACAATATTACAAAGTGTTAAATAGATACTTTAAAGAGTTTGCAAACAAAATTGAGATAGCATATCAAACAAGAAGTCAAATCATGTTGGATATGGAGTTAAGAAAACAAGCAGATAAATTAAAACTTATTTTAACTACACTTTATAGAAGTGTTGCTTATGCTTTTAAAGATTATGCTTTAGGAAGATTTTTTTCTAAAGATTTTGATGATGACTTTGAAAAACAATTATCAGAATTTATAGATTATAACACTGGTGTTTGGGTTGCTGATATAGACGAAACAACTAGAAAAAGATTAGCAAAAGTAATTGATAACTCTTATAATGATGGACTATCAGTAGAGGCTACTGGAGTAGCTTTAAGAAATACAGTTATTGGTATGGGTGTGTATAGAGCAAACCTTATATCAAGAACAGAAGTACATAGAGTTGCAGGTTTTGCAAATGAAGCAGTTGCTGAAAATATGAAAATAGATGGTACTGTTAAAGAATGGGTAGCTATTCAAGATGCTCGTACTAGAGTATCACATTCTATCGCTTCAGGACAAAGAGTTGCTTTAGAAGAATTTTTTGTTGTAGGTGGAGAAAGATTAAAATATCCAGGCGATCCTAGAGGTTCTGCTGGAAATACAATTAACTGCAGGTGTGCATCAATTTATATTACACCTGATTTTTTATAGGAGAAAAAAATGGAAATAATAATAGGAATAATAATCGGTATTGCGTTATGCAGACTGAACGACAAATATAAATGGTTTGATAACTGTTGCAAAAAGGTTATGAAAAAAATTAAGGGTAAATAATGCCATTAGTAAAACCAAAAGATAAAGAAACGAGAGAGGATTTTATAAGTAGATGTATGTCAGATGACAAGACTACTTCTGAATTTCCAACAACAGAACAAAGATTAGCTGTATGTAATTCTCAATATAAAAATAAAACAAAGGAGAAATATTCAATGAACGATATTGAAAAAATGGGCGAAGCTATAAAATCTTTGACAGATGTTATCTCGTCTAAAGCAAAAAAACCTGAAATGGAAGAAACTGATATGCAAAAAGTAGCAAGAGCAGAAGATCAGTTTGATAATCAAGATGATGCTAGAGATAAAGCAAAAGAAATAGGTTGTGTAGGAACACATAGTATGGATAAAGATGGCAAAACTATTTACATGCCATGTAATACTCATGAGTCTTACGAAGAAGCAATTAGCAAAGGTTATGGTAATGATGAAGAAGAAGATAAATATCATAAACCTAAAAAGAAAAAACCTATGAAAAGTGTTTGTGTATGTCAAGATGATGGCATCTGCCAATGCGATACAGAATTAAAAAAAATAGTTTTTGAATCAGAAATCAAAGCAGAAAATAATAAAGGAATATTTACTGGTTATGGTTCTATATTTGGAAATGAAGATCAAGGTAATGACATAATGCAAAAAGGTGCATTTACTAAATCATTAGTGAATAGACCAGTAAGCAAAGTTAAAATGTTATACCAACATAAAACAGATGAGCCTATTGGAGTCTTTACAGAAATTTACGAAGATAATAAAGGTTTATTTGTTAAAGGACAACTAGCTATGGGAACTCAAAAAGGTCGTGAAGCATATGAACTTTTAAAAATGGGTGCATTAGATGGTATGTCAATAGGATTTAGAGCAGATCCCGAAAAACAAGGGTACAACGAAAATAAAAGAGGAGTAAGAACTCTTAAAGAAGTTGACCTTATGGAAATCAGTTTAGTAACTTTCCCAATGAATGAAAGTGCTTTAATAGAAACTGTAAAAGGGAATGCTAAAAATATTCGAGAGTGGGAGAAAATCTTGCGTGAGGCAGGAGGTCTTTCTCGGACAGAGGCGAAGATTGGTGCGAAAGCATTATCGGAATCTTTATCACAGCGAGATGCTGGAGATGACAATAAACAATTAGCTGACTTAATAAATAAAGTTGCTAATATAATTAAACAATAAAACCAAAAGGACAATTATGGACAACAATGAAGTAAAAACTGCTGTTGAAACTCTTGGAAAAACTTTTGAGTCTTTCAAAGAAGCAAATGACGAAAGACTTGCACAAGTTGAAGCTAAAGGTACTGCTGATCCAGTAACAGAAGCAAAGCTATCTAAAATCGAAAAAGATATGGATAAATTTGCTGATTTGGAAGTAAGTATGAAAGCACAAGCTGAAGCACAAAAGCAAGCCCAAGAATCAATGGCTAAATTAGAAACTATTATATCAAGACCAGGATTTGCAAATGATTCAAAAGTAGAATCAAAACAAGTTCAAGTTTTTGACAAATGGTTAAGAAAAGGTAAAGAAAACCTATCTCCAGATGAAGTAAAAGTATTAACTGTTGGAAACGATTCAACAGCTGGTTACCTTGCTCCACCTGAATATGTAAGAGAACTAATTAAAGGAATAGTTGAATATTCTCCAATTAGATCAATTGCTAGAATCAGAAGCACATCGCAAAGAAGTATCCAAGTTCCTAAAAGAACTGGAGAGTTCACTGCACAATGGGTTGCTGAACAAGGTACAAGAAGCGAAACTACTGGTTACACAGTTGGTTTAGATGAGATTGCGGCACATGAAATGTATGCTTTAGTAGATATTTCTGAAATGGAACTAGAAGATTCAGTTTTCAATTTAGAAGCAGAAATGAACTCTGAATTTACAGAGCAGTTTGCAAAAGCAGAGGGTGCGGCATTCGTATCAGGCGA